GCGATCAGCAAGGGTATGCGTGACCTGTCCGCTGACGAGCTGGCCGACTACCACGTCAACGAGCGCGTCAATGACCGAGGCGTCCGCGTCGATGTCGAGCTGTGCAATGCCGCTGTGCGCTACGCGACCACCGAGTTGGACGAGATCCAGCAGATCGTGCGTGAGGTGACGGACGGCGCGATCACCAGCGTCCGCAGCCCTAAGATGCGCCAGTGGGTGCTGGACCGCGTGGGGCCGCAGGCGCTGGAGCTGATGACGATCTACAAGGACGGCGAGGCCAAGTATTCTATAGACAAGTCCGTTCGCGGCAACCTTTTAATTTTGGCTGGAGAAAACCCCGATGAAGTGCCGCCTGATGTCGCTGAAGTCATACAATGTGCGGACGACCTATGGGCTTCGTCGGTCGCGAAGTTCCAACGCGCCGCTAATCTCGCTGATCGAGATGATGGACGAGTGCGTGGGGCGTTTGTCTTTTCTGGGGGTTCAGCAACGGGCCGTGCTTCAAGCTTTGGACTGCAAGTCCACAATTTCCCCCGCAAGTGCGCGAAGGAACCTGAACTAGTTCGCGCTGCGATGACGCAGGGGGGTGAGATCGTGCCACAGTACGGCAAGCGCGTCACTGACGTGTTGAAGCAGATGCTGCGCCCGGCGCTGCTGGCCGAGCCCGGCAACGCTCTGGTGGTGGCCGATTGGTCGTCCATCGAGGCGCGCGTCAATCCGTGGTTGTCTGGCCGGGGCGATGACAAGCTGGACATCTTCCGAAATGGCGGCGACGTGTACAAGGTGAACGCATCCGCGACCTTCCGTGTGCCTGTCGCCGAGGTGACGGGCGACCAGCGCCAGGTCGGCAAGGTGCAGGAACTGGCCTGCGGCTTCGCTGGCGGCGTGGGCGCGTTTGCTGCGATGGGCCGCATCTACGGCCTGTTGCTGCCTGAGCCCGAGGCCAAGCGCATGGTGGACGGGTGGCGCAGGGCCAACCCGTGGGCCATGCCGTTCTGGGAAAGTCTGGAGCGGTGCTACACCGCCGCCATGCGCCACAAAGGCAAAGAGTTTACCGCCGGGCGCATAACTTACTTGTTCGACGGCGTTCACCTCTGGTACGCTCTGCCGTCTGGGCGCATCCTTTGCTACCCATACGCTCGATTGGAGGAAGACGGCGTCACCTACGCCAAGGCGGCATGGAAGCCCGCTGCTGACGCCAAGGAATGGCCCCGCGCTCGCCTGTGGCGTGGTCTGGCCTGCGAGAACGTCACACAGGCGACGGCCAACGACATCCTGCGCTACGCTCTTCGTTCGCTCGATGCAGAAGGGTTTGAACCCGTGCTGCACGTCCACGACGAGATCGTGCTGGAGACCGCAGATCCTGTAGCAGCCGAGGAGGCCATGCAACGCGCCATGTGTACGCCGCCCGCATGGGCCGCAGGTCTGCCGCTGGGGATTGAGACGCATACGATGACACGCTACGGGAAGGGGTAGGACATGCAAGAACAACAATTCTACGATTACATCACGGGGCTTGCCCCAGCGGGCGAGACGGCGCTGCTGGTGCGCCAGAAGCCCGTCATGCGCGACGGCGAGCAGCAGACTTTCCTCGACGGTTCGCTGAAGTACACTTGGCCCGCGTACATGCCCACCAAGCGCCGCGCGGAGGGTGAGGCGTGGTATCTCAACACTGGCTCCTTCATGGCGTCGCGCTTTCTCGACGGCAAGCCCAGCGCCAGCGCAGCCAACTGTGACTACGTCCTTTGCATGATGCTGGACGACATCGGCACCAAATCCAAAGTGCCGCCCCTGCCCCCGACATGGGTCATGGAGACCAGCGAGGGGTCGTTCCAGTGGGGCTACGGTTTCACCGATCAGCCGTCCAAGGGCGAGTTTAGCGCCGCCATCACCGCCATCGCCGAGGCGGGTTACACGGACCCCGGCGCAACCAACCCAGTACGTAATTTTCGCATTCCCGGATCAGTCAATCTGAAGCCCGGTCGGGATCTTTTCCGTTCACGTTTGGTTGAGTTCCATCCTGATCGCGAGTACACGCTGCCGCAGATCTGCGAGGCGCTGGGCGTCACGCCGGGTGAAGCAGCCACCGTGTCCCATTTAAATTTTAAGCTGCGCGACACCGGCAAGGACAGCGTACTGGAGTGGCTCAACGACAAGGGTCTGGTGCTGTCGCACGTCAACCCAGAGGGTTGGATGGGCATCGTCTGCCCGAACCATGCCGAGCATACGGACGGCCAGATCGGAGCCCGCTACAAGCCGCTGGACCGCTCGTTCTGCTGCTACCACGGCCACTGCGAGGGCTTCAACACGCAGGCGTTCTTGGCGTGGGTGCATGACAACGGTGGCCCGCGCGTCTCACCCGGTCTGCGCGACGAGTTGCTGGCGCAGCACATGCAGGCGGCGATGTCCAAGCTGTCGCCGACCGAGGCGTTTCCCGACGAGGCCGCCAAGGTCATCGCCGAGGTGGAGCGCAAGGAGGTCGGGCGCGTTGACAAGGCGAGCTGGTACGAGCGGTTCGCCTACATCGTAGAGGATGACGCCTACTTCGACATGGACGCCCGCACCGAGATCAGCCGGGGCAGCTTCAACGCCATCTTCCGTCACGTCAACTGCAAGAGCATCCACGTCACCGGCAAGAGCGCCCGCCGGATCGAAGCCAGCGTCTGCTACGACGAGAACCGCAGCGCCGCCAACGCCCGCCTGCTGCGCGGCATCACCTACGCTGCGGGTGACGGGGTGCTGGTGTCGCGTGACGGCGACGTGTACGGCAACCGCTGGCGCGATGCGCGGCCTGACCTGAGCGGCGTCGCGTCCGGCGACGTGTCCCGGTGGCTGGACCATTGCCGGGTGCTGGTGCCTGAAGAGGCCGAGTTGAACCACTGCCTCGACGTGATGGCGTTCAAGCTTCAGAACCCCCGCGTCAAGGTCAACCACGCGATCCTGCACGGCGGCGACGAGGGCTCCGGCAAGGATACGATGTGGGCACCCGCCATCTGGGCGGTCTGCGGGCCAGGTCTCAAGAACCGTGGTCTGGTGGACAACGACGGCCTGACCTCGCAATGGGGTTACGCGCTGGAGTCGGAGATCCTGATCCTGAACGAATTGAAGGAGCCCGACGCCAAAGAGCGCCGCACCCTTGCCAACAAGTTGAAACCTATCATCGCCGCCCCACCGGAGACGTTGCCGATCAATCGCAAGGGTCTGCACCCCTACGACATGGTCAACAGGATGCTGGTGCTGGCGTTCACGAACGATCCCGTCCCGATCTCGATCAGCAGCGGCGACCGCCGTTGGTTCTGTATTTGGAGCGCCGCCGGTCGTATGCCTGCCGACGAGGCGCAGGCGATGTGGACTTGGTATCGGGCGGGTGGGTTCGAGACAATCGCCCGATGGCTGGCTGACCGCGACGTGTCCAAGTTCAACCCGGCAGCGCCGCCCATGTGGACCGAGTTCAAGGAAAATTTGATCGAGTCGGGCATGTCCATCGCGGAGTCTTACATCTTGGAACAGATCCGCGCCAAGTCGAACGAGTTCAGGCGCGGCGTCATTGCTACGCCGTTCTTTAAGATCTGCGAGAGCTTAACCAGTGGCGCGCCTGGCGGCGTCAAGATCCCGCAGGCGGCGCTGCTCCATGCCCTCAAGGAGGCCGGGTGGGTGGACATGGGGCGCATTGGGTCGTTCGAGCATTCCAGTAAGCGGCACATCTACGCCGCGCCTGATCTAGCGCGGACGCAGACTAAGAGCTATCTGCGAAACTTGCTGGAGCCCATCGCCAGCGCGGAGAGTAACGTGCGCGATTTCCCCGGCAAGAAACCCTGACAGAGTTTCTGACACGAAAGACCCCCGGTTGCGTGAGCGACCGGGGGCAAGTGGGCGTGTCGAACAAACACTAGGACTAGGCCGTCAGACGCCTGTCTGACGCGCCGGGGCGGGTGCCCCGACGATCCGGCTCTCACCGGATCTGTTTAGCGGCAAGCGCCGCATGTTCATCATCTTCGCGCAAAGCGTGTGTCGCCGCAGGCCATGCGTCTTCAATCTCGCGTGGGGGCAGATCCTCAATCACGCGCAGGTTAGCACGTAGGTTCTCGATGCGATACTCCAGCGTCTCAACGGTGTCATTAATGGCGCAGGCGGTCGCGCGGTCGTCAACGCCCAACAATGTCAGCAGTTCTTCAATCTCACGTTCCATCTCGTCATGGAACGTCTGTTTCTTGCGGCCTTCGCAGTAGTACGCCAGCAGCGCCGCTTCATGGATCGCCTTGGCCGCGATCTGGATCTTCACATATGCAACTTCGTCATGTTCGTTGATACCAATCTTAAACATGTCAGACTCCCCTTGGTTGACGGTGAACCATCGCACGTCAGCGCGATGGTGTAAAGGTTTATTTTGCATCCAGTGCTTTGCGGGCAAGCTGTCTAACATCAAAAAGTTTTTGACGCGCCCACGTCAGTTTAGTGTCAACTGGGAGTTTGCCTTCAGTGTCGCAATCTGTAATGTTTGCCAATATCCGCAGCGCTGCCTGTAGTTCTTCAATACGGTGAAAGCAGTGATGTAACTCCGCCTCTAGCTTCTCGATGCGGTTGGCTGCACTCTCAAGCAAACCCCAAGTGCTTTCGCCGCAGTCCCATTGGCGCAGCCGCTTCACAAGATCATCAGTCATCTTTCCCCTCCAGTGCTTTTAAAATTGCTTCTTTGCTTGCGCCATAAGCTAGGTGGCCGGAGCGAGTGTCGTCATCAATTTTGTCTTTTCCTTTTACGGCAGTGTCTCCGTCGATGCAGGTAAGTTCAAAACCATCCGGCAGTCGCGCAAACTCTTCTGGTGTAACCAGCCAAAGTGTATGTTCGTCGTTCCACCAAGCGCCCATGTTATTTCCCCTCCAGTGCTTTGATTACTATCTGTTCAATTTCTTTGCGATCCCAAAATGTAACCGTTATCTCCCGCAGCGCCGCCTCCAGCTTCTCGATGCGGTCGGCTGCGGCAAACGCCAGATTAGGCGAGATCTGATAAATCCCGGTCCAGTCCTCGTCGGCGATCAGCGCCTCGGCCCGCAGCCGCGTCACAAGATCATCACTCATCTATCTTCCTCCCCATCGTTGGATTGTTGCGCCCGCGCACCTGGGGGTTGGGCCAGACCCAGATCTCGCCAGTGTCGTCTTGGATGCAAACCCACAGCAGATGGTGTTCGTCGCCGTTGTCGATCAGGAAGTGCGCCAGCGCCCGCCCCAGCGGCGTGGTGAGCGGCAGGGTCGGATTGAGTTGCAGCATCATCCCCGCCCCTCCGTCAGGAACGCAGGCGCGTCCAGTGGCTCATCGTCGGGCCTGTCGGGCATGGTAGCGCGGGGCATGGCGGCGGGCGCCTGCGCCTGCGCCAGGTCGCGCACTACCAGTTCGAAATATCCTGCGCCGTCCTGCCAGTGGTCCAGAAAGCTAGGGTCGCCGCACAGGATGCGCGCCACCTTGTCGGCGACGACCTCAAGCGCCTGCGCCTGCGCCACGTCGAGGCGGTTCCAATTGCGTGACGTGCGCATGACGTTCTTGATCGCCTGCGAGTAGCCCGCGACTTCGCGAAACAGACCGTGGGTCTGTTCGCGCTCGCTCAGGATCTGATCTGTGATGCTCATCTGTTGCGTTCCTTTGGTTGCAGTGCGTTTAAAACGGTCGTGTGGTCGCGACGGCAGAATATTGCTATCTTCTTGAGCGACCACCCATGACGGCGCAGGGCGACGTACACGGCGGTCCGCGCGGCAATGTAGGGCGCGCAGCGGCTTGGCCCCATCGCTTGTTCGAAGGTCATGCCGTGGGGTGCAAGCACCTCTTGTGCGATGCGTCTGGCGGCGCGGGGTGGCGGTATGATGGGCGGCGCAGGCGGCGTGTTCGATTTTATTTCCGCTTCCACCTCCGCTTTGACCTCGCCCCTGAGTTCCGCTTTGAGTTCCTCGCGGATCTCGCTTTCAAGCTCCACGTCGATCTCAACGGCAAGTTCGACGATCAGCTTGGGGTCGGGCGTCGGCGGTTGACGCCACGGCGCGGGCGGCGGCCCGTCTAGGCGAGCGCGCACGGCCTTGTAGTGGTTCATTAGCTCGTCATAGTAGCTCAAGGGGCCATCTCCAT